CAGCGACCAAGCACCCAAACCTTGAACCAAACAAAACAACCACCCAAACCCAAGCGAGCAACCAAAGTTCAACACAATGCCTCCCAAAAAGAGACCCATGGAAAGCTCAGAAGACATGGACGACTCAGACTCACAACCCCGCCTCGAGCACATGCCCAGGTTGCCTGGCACCTTCCTTCAGTACACCTCGGGTGGCACCGACCCTCATCCCGGGATCGGCGAAGAAATGGATATTCGCAAGAATGCTCTAGCATTCCTTGATGCCCAGAGGCGCGAGTCTTTTCATACTGTTACACCAAGTTTAGTGTTCTTGTGTTTATTGATTCCTGGCTTGCATGCAGCTCTGCTTTTTGGAGGTGTACCAAGGGAGTCATATTTGTCTGTACCAGTTACGAGTGCGGATGGTCGTACCATTATAAAAACAGCAAGGTTTTATGGGAAAGACGCGCAAGAAAGAGAATTAACAGAACTTGAAGTGTCCTCCATATTCAACCATTGTTGTTCGCTCCTCATCGGTGTCGTTATTGGGTCGTCATCCAAGATTAAGGCGGGGGCTGACCAGATTAAGAAAAGGTTTAGAACATTAATGGCATCACTCAACCGACCCACTCATGGAGAGACAGCTACTCTGCTTCAAATGTTTAACCCGCATGAGGCAATAGACTGGATCAATGCTCAGCCCTGGGTCGGCTCATTGGTTTTAGCACTATTGACCACTGATTTTGAGCCGCCTGGAAAGGAGTTTATGGACCAAATTAAACTTGTTGCCGCTTACGCTCAAATGACACCATACACAACAATTAAGGAATACCTAAATGAGTGCATGGATGCAACCATAACCATCCCTGCAGTTGTATATGAGATACGAGATTTTCTTAAGGTCACTTCTGAGCTTAAAGCTGACCATGGAGATTTGTTTAAGTACTTGGGAGCTATTCGCCATGCAGATGCAATCAAGTTGGCTCCAAGAAATTTCCCAAACTTGGCATCGGCAGCTTTTTATTGGAGCAAGAAAGAGAATCCCACAATGACTGGGTATCGAGCTTCGACTATCCAACCCGGATCAGTTGTTAAGGAAGCACAACTTGCCAGATATCGAAGGCGTGAGATCCTGAGAGGTGATGATGGGGTGAACCTTTCAGGAGAGATTGCTGACATCCTTAAGGATATAGGGGTTACTGGAATCCAATCATAATATGAACATACCAATAAAAAACCATAATTAGTGGAATCAATGCTACTTGTGATATGAGTTCGGACCTGCAGCTAACATTGCTTGAATTAATTCGCCGGCTTAATGGCATCTCGACCCTCGAGTCTAGTGGATTCCCTAGAGGACGAGGACGACCTGCAGACAGTACGTCGCGTTCGGTCTCGATCCCCGAGGAGGAAGAAGATCCCAAGGGATGCACTGACTCAACCTGTGGAACAGCTACTGAAAACCATCAAGAAGAACCCGTCCATGGTCTCAGACCCAGACCGAAGGACAGGAAGGGAGCAATTGTCGAATGATGAGCTGATCAAACAGCTTGTAACTGAATTGGCGGAGAACAGCATGATTGAAAATGAGGGACTGAGGGGATCTCTAGATGATATATCTACTAAGATCGAGCATGGATTTGAGTCTCTATCATCACTTCAAGTAGAGGCAATTCAGTTAACCCAGAAGACTGATTACGCTGACAGTATTAAGATGCTTGGTGAGAATATTAAAATTCTTGACAGGTCCATGAAGATGATGATGGAAACTATGAAACTGATGATGGAGAAAATAGACCTTCTTTATGCGTCATCCGCTATAGGGAAAACCAACGTCCCCATGCTTCCATCACATCCTGGCCCATCGCGGATTTACCCAAGTTTGCCCACTGCGCCAACAGCCGAGGAGCTTGATATACTTCCATAAAAAAACCGAATCAACATGAATTCTCGGCACACCTACGTTGAGCTTAAGGACAAGGTAATTGTTCCTGGATGGCCGACATTAATGCTTGAAATAGACTTTGTTGGCGGAACTTCAAGAAATCAATTTCTAAACATACCTTTCCTTTCAGTAAAGGAACCTCTACAGCTACCAAGAGAAAAACGGTTGGCCGACTACTTCACCATTGATGTCGAGCCTAGCGGGCATTCACTTGTGAATGTTTACTTCCAGATTGATGACTTCTTGACCTTAACACTGAACTCTATAGCTGTCTACAAGGATCCGATAAGGAAGTTCATGTTTATTCGCCTTAACGAGGAGCAGAGCAAGCACGCCATCAATGCCGCCTTTAATGTGTTTTCCTATCGTCTTCGGAACATTGGTGTTGGCCCTCTTGGACCTGACATCCGGTCTTCAAGCACTTAGGTGCAACACTGACTCAACTCCAACTTTGATTGACCTCGAGATTCACCGGCTGTGCCACAACAGAACAGAACATGTCGTTCCATGCGAGGTTAGCTACAGGAACCACACTGTCATTGAGTTATCTGCTCAACACATTTCTTGTTATAAGTACCATTGCAAAACTTATTGGGGATTTTTTGGAAGTTACAGTGCAGATAGATTAATTAGTAGATTTACTGGCGATGTGCAGCAGTGCATAAACGAAACCCAGGAAGACCCGTTTGTTTGCAACTGGTATTACTGTTGTTCTGCTCAGATTCACGAAATATGTAGGTGTTCAAGCTCTAATGTCACGGTTGCTGTGAAAACTATCCCTCCTTTTATGTATTGCAGTTTTGCTGACTGTAGCACTGTTAGCTTACAAGAGCTCAGTAGTGGCAGGGCAAATTTAAGTGATGGTAGTTTTTTACTGTTCAAACAAACTAATATAACTAGTAGTACAGTCAACCAGACACTTAATGGGACAATTTTGTGTAATCAGTCCCCCATTGTCTCATTTGACGAATTCAGACGCTCATATGGATTGAAGAATGGCACATACACTGGAGACACTATTAGTATCAAATGTAACATTACAGCTGCGAACTGTTCAAAGAGCAGGCGGAAGAGGGATCTTTCTCAAATTCAATATTTGGTTCATACATTAAGGCCTACGCTGAGAGATGCTTGGGAAGACTGTGAGCTTGTACAGTCCATACTCTTAGAATTGTTCGGGTCAGGGACTACCAGCTCTTCTCGGTTTTTGAGAAGTTGGCTCAATTCAACTGATATTGTTGGGTACGTTGTTAACGGTGTTGGTGTTATATGGCAGTGTGAGCCCACCAATGTTACATTTTTACCATGGAATGAATCGACGTACTACCCACCTGTACAAGTAGAGGGTCAACGGTTTTATCTTAATGATGAGGGTAGAATCCAGAGAAACACCCCCGAGGCCAAACCAGGCCTTAAAAGAATTTTTTGGCATGAGAGGTACTATCTAGGGACAGTAGGGTCTAACATGAAGCCTAAACGTGTAAAGTATAATAAATCATCCCATGATTATCACCTCGGTGAGTTTAACTGGGCATTAAACATTACTCCTGGGATTAACTTGGGAGTTGGGCATGAAACAAACCCAATCAACCATGCTTTTGGAACTCAGTCTGACCTTTTACCCTATACTAAATCAAGTAACATCACTTCAACAGATACTGGGTCAGGCTGGGTCCATATAGGGTTACCATCATTTGCTTTCATAAACCCACTTGGGTGGATCAGAGATATTCTCTCCTGGGCCGCGTGGCTTGGTGGAATACTTTATTTAGTAACCGTTTGTATATCTCTTCCAGCCTTGATCGTGAGGAGGAGGCGCCTCGGAAGGTGGTCGGAATAAATAGGACAGACCAATCACTCAAAAATCCACTCCTAGGGACAGAGGTTCGGTTTTGCCTAGAGTCGGGATTTCTTCCTCACCATGTTAGAGCTCTACAGTATGTTAAATCGCAGAATCACAGGTCACAGGATTATTATAAGATCTTCAGGAGAATCAAGCTTCAGTCTGAGATCTACCCAATTGGAAGCATTATAAGGGCGGCAGAAACAATTCTTCATGTTATTGTCAAAACATGGGGATTAAGTCACATGACAAAATCCCTCACAGCAGCGATAAGGTATGCCTTAACTAACCCTCGTGTTCGAAGGCAATTGGAGTTGCATATAACGTTTCAGAAGATAATCAGACAGGTGTCGTATAGTCGAGAAAGTGATGTTGGTCCAATTAGACTTGGATCTTTGCATTTAATGTTTGTTCAGTCCCTAGTTGTGGCATGGGAAGAAACTGAGAGCTGCCTAATGACATATAACCATTTTCTCGCTGCAGCAGATACTGCAAAGAGCAGGTGTCATTTGCTTATAACAGCTGTGATTTATGGGGCCTTATGGGAATATGGATCATTTTTGGATCACATTTTTGAACTAATCGATGTTATAGATTCAATCGAGTGTTCACATGATGATTATTTTACTATCATCAAATCTATTGCACCATACGCTCAAGGGATTGTAATGACTAGACACAACCGTACTGTTAAAACCGATTTTGAATCTGTTTTTACAATCAAGAATGCATGCCCGCCCTTGGACAACTTACTTAAAAAACTATTGGAACTTAATCCAGTTCTACTATTAATGATTACATCTGTACAGAAGTCATGGTACTTCCCCGAGATCGACATGGAGAATGGATCCCAAGAACAACTCTTTAAGATGAGGGTTGACAATGAGGACCCAAGGGCACTTTTGGTTTATGCACAACAATTATTAACAATGTTTAAAGCAGATTTCATCAAGGGGTACATTGCAAAGCATGCCAAATGGCCACCTGTGTTACTTAGCCCCAAATGTTCAAACGCGATTAAGAATGCAAGGGGGCTTGGGCGCTGGAGCCCGTCCTTTGACAGGAATTGGACGCTTTTCTCTGAAGTTGTAATTCAAAAGATAGCAGACCTTGACATGGATCCCGATTTTAATGATATAGTAAGTGATAAGGCAATAATTAGTTCCCGGAGGGATTGGATGTTTGAGTATAATGCCGCTGCCTATCGGAAGAAATATGGTGAAAGGCTTTCAAAACCACAACAGAGATCAGGACCATCTCGACTTGTGAATGCTCTGATTGACGGAAAGCTTGACAATATCCCCAACTTGTTGGAACCATTTATGCGTGGTGCAGTTGAGTTGGACGACCGGATTACCGTGCTAGTACCGAAGGAGAAGGAATTGAAAGTTAAGGGGAGGTTCTTCTCAAAACAGTCACTCTCTGTTAGGATTTACCAGGTTGTTGCTGAGTCTATGCTTAAAAATGAAGTGATGCCTTACCTCAAAACCCATTCAATGACGATGAGTTCCACTTCATTAACCCATCTATTAACAAAATTGTCACATCAAATTGTTAAGGGTGATTCATTTGTGATTAATTTAGATTACAGTTCTTGGTGTAATGGGTTTCGGCCTGAACTCCAGATGCCCATTTGTAAGCAGTTAGACCAAATGTTTGACTGTGGTTACTTCTTCCGGACAGGCTGTACATTACCATGTTTCACTACTTTTATTATCCAGGATAGGTTCAACCCTCCACGATCATTCAAAGACGAGCCAATTGAGGATGGTATTACATGTGCCATTGGGACGAAGACGATGGGTGAGGGGATGCGACAAAAACTGTGGACCATTTTGACAAGTTGTTGGGAGACAATTGCCTTACGGGAGGCAGGGGTATGCTTTAATATCTTAGGTCAAGGAGATAATCAGACAATCATAATTCACAAATCAGCAGTTGAAGCGAACCAAGCTTTAGCAGACAGAGCGCTAGGGTCCATTTACAAGCATGCCCGCCTTGCAGGTCATAATCTGAAGGTTGAAGAATGCTGGGTTTCTGATTGCTTGTATGAATATGGAAAACGCCTATTTTTCCAAGGTATACCAGTGCCTGGTAGTTTAAAACAATTATCACGGGTCTCAGACTCTACGGGTGAATTGTTTCCGAATTTGTATTCAAAACTTGCTTGTTTGGTCTCTTCATGTCTCGGTGCATCACTGTCTGATATATCGCCGTGGGTGGCTCTTACATCGGGAGTTTGCCTATACATGATAGAGCTTTATGTAGAACTCCCACCATCTATAATGCAAAATGAACAGCTACTGGTGACCCTCTGTTTAGTTGGTCCCGTCCTCGGAGGTCTGCCAACCCCTGCTACATTGCCAAGTGTCTTCTTTAGAGGGATGTCGGATCCATTACCGTTACAACTTTCTCTTTTGAAGACTCTCTTGTCATCAACAAGTATTAGTTTGTCTTTTGTTAATCGTGTTGTTAAGCTGCGCATAGCTCCTTATCCTGACTGGTTATCTCTGATTACTGATCCCACATCCTTAAATATATCCCAGGTTTTTAGACCCGAGCGGCAGATCCGGAAATGGGTTGAGGAGGCCATAGCGACCAGTTCACATTCTTCCCGTATTGCTGACTTTTTCCAACAACCATTGACAGAAATGGCCCAGCTGTTAGCAAGAGACTTGTCCTTTATGATGCCACTGAGGCCTCGGGACATGTCGGCCTTATTTTCACTATCTAATGTTGCTTATGGGCTAAGTATAATTGACTTATTCCAGAAATCTTCAACTGTGGTGGCAGCGAATCAGGCAATTCATCTTGAGGACGTTGTGTTAGAAAGCCATAGATATAAATCGTCAGTGATTGAGCGAATCTTGGATCAAAGTGAAGGTCTAAATATTGGGCCATATTTGGAGGGATGCACCCTTGTTGGAGCAAAGGGACTGAGGAGGTTGACATGGGGCCGTGAATTGGTTGGGGTGTCAATGCCTTTTGTTGCCGAGCAGTTCAAGCCCGCATCTACAAGTGAGGTTACAGAAGCAGAGTATAAAGATGCGGTGATATACTGCCCCGAAGAGCCCTTGAGAATGCGGCACCTTGCATCTCGCGGGTCGCAACCATTGTATCTTGGATCAAACACCTCCATCAAAGTTCAGCGAGGGGATATTACAGGGCTTAATAAATCACGCGCAGCAGGCCTAGTTAGAGACACTCTCGTGTTATACCAGTGGTATAAAGTTAGGAAAGTTAATGATCCGAACCTTTCAGAGCTTATGAGGTGCTTTCTTAGAGAAAAAGGGTACCACTCTGAGGTTAGACCAAATGTACATGGGGGAACCTTGACTCATAGATTGCCCTCTCGGGGAGACAGTAGGCAAGGGCTGACAGGCTACATCAATCTTATTAGCACATGGTTGAGATTTACGAGTGATTACTTACAAACATATTCAAGATCAACTGACGATTACACAATTCATTTCCAACATGTCTTTACATATGGTTGCTTGTTCGCAGACTCATTAATTAGGTCAGGGAGTATTATTTCTGAACCGTTTTTACTATATTCTCATTGCAATTCATGTTTTGAAAGGATAGAATCGGAAGAATTTGTATTGACATCACCTCCCCAATATAGGGGCGCAGAGTGGCTAGTTACAAAACCTGTGTCCATTCCCGAGGAAATTTCTGATGCAGAGGTTGAGTTTGATCCATGTATTAGTGCAAGTATGGCCCTTGGCAGCCTAATTGGAAGGTCTCTATTGACCGACATCCGCGCTAACCAGCTCGACATTACTGAGCAGAAAACATGGGCTAATCTGGAAAGGTTCTCACTATCTGACATTCGGAGGTTGCCTTGGAGCATAGTTTTTAGAGCACTATGGAAGTTTCTTATAGATATTGGATTGATGAAGTTTGAAAGGGCAAATTTAGTTAAATTGACGCAAGAACAAAGAGGGCCAACCTTCACATATTTAATGAAGGTTTTCCAAGAGTCAGCATTGTTATTAGAATCAATACCTATAGACAGAGTAGCTCATGAGGTGTACTTTAGAGACAGGGCAGACCTGATAGCAAAATCCCTAATTCTGCCATTGATAAATCAGGAAATTGCCCTCTTTGAGATAACGAAGTTAGAGGAAAAATATTTTGAAACCTCAGAGCTTAATATAGATCTCTATATTGCAGCATCAAAGAGTGTTAGTTCAAATCCATCTATGATTATTCATGAGACTAACGATTTTACTGCTAAGGGTAGTCATCATGGTCACTACTCCCTTGCCCACTTAGGACTTCAAAATAAAGCTCAGGTAATTAAGATGGCAATTAGACGATTGGCACTGTCTGAAATCTATATCTATCCATCTGTTGATGTGGAAATTGCACTAGATCTTTGTCACCTACCTGGACTGTCTGTTGTACTGGTCTTGTCTGGGGATCCATCATATTATGAGAAAATTCTGAGTCTTGATTTATGCTCTGCTACATCAACAAGAGTAAATCTCCCTAAATCCCTGTCTGCTAAGGTTCATAGGGGAATATGCTTAGTTGAAGATAACAAATTGTATTCAAGTGAAATTAGTCTGCGGGAGCTTGATCCTGTATCTTATGCTCATCCGTGTTTGGAAGAGTTGGAGTATCGTGTGTTTTTGGATGGGCGAGAGCTTGATTTATCCGATATGTGTTGTCTCCCCTTGGCGAATCCATGCAGTGCCCTTTTCAAACCTGCCTTCCGGTCCTTATATACATTACGCAACGCTCTTGTAAATGCGTATGAATTTGTGTTAAGTCTATTGTCCATTAAGGGATTTGATGTTAGAGCTAGTCTAGAAGAGTTTGATGAGTTACTTTTGGCAACACAGTTAGCTCTTGGTGTACCAACAGTACAAACTATCACTTATTATTTGGGAATGGTTGGTGGAAGACCAACATTGTCGTTGGTGAGGGGTGCCTGTTTGGCTCGAATGACCTTTGTGGATCGTCTCCCAACTCCATCGGCTCTTCAGTTGCGATCTGATGATGCCAGGGTGGTCTTGACTGGCGGGATCCCTTTGGAGCTTGTCTGTCTAATTTACGGGCAGATGTAGCCTTATTTGTTGTTGTGTTTGTGTATATGTGTAAATGTATATGTGTACATATGTATATATGTATATATGTGTATTAATTATATTCTTAAAAAACCATGGGGATGTCTTCTTGTTGGTTGGGTTTCGTT